GGTGAAACGCCGTGGACGCCCTGGGCGCAGGAATACAACACCCAAAACAAACCGACCCCGACCGACATTGGGGCCGCCCCTGCTGTTCACGGCCATGACTGGGGTGATATCGCTAATAGCCCCTCCATCGTCGGTGTATCCGTCATGATGGGTACCATCGGTCATGGTGGCACCATCCCGTTGCCATCCAATTGCAGCGAAGTGCAATGCCAGTGGATAGCATCACCAGCGAGCATTCGGGATGGCAACAGCGACATGGCCGGATTTTCGGTCACCCTGTCCGGCCGGGTGGTTAGCATTCTGGCGGATGGAGAAGTCATTGCGGATAACTATGCCAATTATCTCATCGTCGGGGTTTACCCGCGTTAACGGAGCCGTATATGCCCTATTACATTTTCAACCAAGCAGGTCATTGCCTTGCCTCCGCGAGCGGGGAGCCCAACATGGACGACCTGGAGATGCGAGAGGAAATAGCCATTCATGATAAGCGGTCTCTCGACATCACCACCCTGCGCTGCGTGGATGGCGTCATTAGGGTACAGCGCAATACGCGGCCAGCATCCTTGCTCGAGCAACAAACGCGCCTGAATGCGCTGCTCAAACAGGCCGCCACCACCATGGCCCCGCTGGAAGATGCTGAGGCGCTTGGCATCATCAGCGACACCGAGCGCGAGCAGCTCACCGCCTGGCAGCGCTACCGGGTTGCCCTCTATCGGCTGCCGCAAAGCGAAGGCTGGCCAGCCGTAGTCAGCTGGCCAGAGGCGCCGCAGTGAGTTGGTCACAAGGGCCGTTGCACTGGCCCGCCTGCGCCGCCGGGATGCGAGCTCAGGTGCAGCCCATCCTTGACCAGGTGCCGGGAAGCAACACCGCTGCCCTGACTCGCCTGGACGCCCTGGCCGCTCGCGCGCAATACCCGGTCAACCCGCTATCGGACGCCGCTGCCACACTGGCCAGCCTGCGCGGCGAACTCGATGCCCTGCTGGCAAACGGCCGCATGCTCTGCGTCACCCCCGAGCAATTCGGGGTCGGCCAGATGGAGGGCACCGAACATGCCCTCTCCGCCCCCAATGCGGTGGCGCGGCTGGCAGCTAAGCTGCGTGACGGTGCCGATCCCCTGACCTCGACAGGCTCAGGCCATGCGGTGGCATGGCTGGTCACAGCCCAAAGCGCCAGCGAACTGGCCAACCTGCTGGCAGCCCTTTGTCCAGTGCTGCCGATCCCGGCCTGGTGTGCCACCCTGCGCCGACTACAGGCCAGCAACGCCACCATGACCCAACCCACTGCGCCCATGGTGCCTCGCTGGCGCCAGGATGAGCCGCTTGTCTGGGAGCCCCTGCGTCAATCCCGCAACGCCCTGGGCGCCGGCATTGCCCAGCTCGAAAGTCTGGCCGCAGACAGTCAGACCCCCATTGCCAAGCTGCAAGCGCTGGCCACCCGCCGGCAGGCCCGCCTGACTGAGCTTGGCCAGGCGCTGGACCAACTTGCCACCCTCAGTGGCCAGCTGTGGCACTGGCAAGGCGAAGGGGATGCCGCCAGCCTCGCCAGCCAACTGGAGGCGTCCAACCCGCCCAGCCATGCCCACACCCACACGGTGGCCACCTTGTTGCTGTCGGCCACCCCGCTCACCTTCTGGCAGGAGCTTACGTCGTGAAAAACGCCTTGCTCACCCTGGACGGTCAGCCGGTCGCCATTCAGGGCATGAAAGTCTCGCTGGCTATGCAGTTCAAGGACAAGGACCAGTCCGGCCAGACCAGCAGCGCGACCAGTTCGGAGCAGGGCACCAAGGCCAAGGAGCTGACCGTGACCGGGCTTATCCCGTTCAAGCGCGAGGCCGACCTGACCGCACTTTTTGCGCTGGCAAGCCAAAACGGGGACGGCGGCGAGCGCCATGTGTACCGCATCGGCTCGCTGCTGGCCCGCTCGGTAAAAATTCGCCAGGTCAAATTTGTGGGCCGCATCAGTGCCGATGAACAGGACGGGCAGATGGCTTGGCGTATTTCGTTCACCCTGCGCGAATACAACTCGGTGCCGGAGAAACGCGAACAGCGTCTGAAACTCCCCACCGCCAGTACCGGCTCGGGCACCGATGGCGCCGAACCGGCCGCCGCGGCAGATGACACTAAGCAGCCCGAACAGCAGCTGACCACCTTTGAACAATTTCTGAAAGGATGGGATGACTCACTCGCATGAAACTGGCCACATACCTGACCCTGGCGGGCGCGCCCCGCCAACTGATAGAGCATGACACCGCACTGGATCTGTCGGCCGGCGGCCGGGCGGTGCTGGTTGTCCAAGGCTCGGCCACCAAGGGGGATACCTTCACCCTGGACGTGGGATACAACAACGATCTGCGCCGCTGGTTCACCGGCTATGTGGAAAGCGTGCAACCCTGCGATAATGGCAGTAGTCGGCTGATGTGCCGGGAGCTCGCCGGCGCTCTAGCCGCCCCGCTGCCAGTCAGTCAGCAGCACGCCACCTTGCGCAGCCTGCTGGCCTGGTTGACCGCGCAAACCGGTCTGACCTTCCTCCTCCCCCAGGGGGCTGATTACACCGATACACCGATCCCCAACTTCACCAGCGCTGGAACCGGCTATCAGCTCCTGAACAACGCCGGCCGCGCCTTCTCGGTGCCGGACTTCATCTGGTACCAGCAACCGGACGGCACAATCTTTGTGGGCAGCCACGCGCACAGCCGCTGGGCGGGCAAGGATGTAACGATGGATCCAGCCTGGGTGCGAGACCAAGCCGGCAATCAGTTCACCATGCCCCCCTCGCCGGTGCTGCGCCCAGGAGCAACCGTTGACGGCAAGCGGGTTACCCGGGTACGGCTCACCGATGAAGACATGACCATCACCACGGCCACCCCGGGGAAGATGGCCAAGAGCGCCCAGCAGCGTCAAACCGAACAGCAGTTCCCGGAGCTTGCTGCCGGTACCCACCTGCCGCAGTTTGGTACTGTGGTGAGCGTGAGCGACCAGGCCCGCGCCGGCCAAACAGCAGACCCGTTTCGGCCGCGTTATGCGGTCGATGTGCAGGTGCTGGGAGAAAATGGCAAACCGGACGCTGCGACCCCGCTTTACCGGGCAGTCCCGCTGCCGGTGCTGTTTGGGGGTCAGGAACAGGGCCTGCTGCAATTCCCGCTAGAGGGCACCGTGGTCGAGCTCGGCTTTGCCTTTGGCCGGGTCGACCGGCCCTTTGTGCGCACCATCCTGGGCCAGGGCTGGCCACTACCTGACATCGCCCCGGGCGAGCAGTTGCAACAGCAGCGGGCCGAGGTGGCGCAGCGCATCGATGCGGTGGGCAACCGCAGTCTTTCCACCGACCGCACCCACACCGACAGCGCCTGGCAGTTGCGCCAGCAGGCTGACGACTACCTGGGGGAGTTTGGCCAGCACCGGCTGAGCACACAGCAACACAGTGTGGAATTGATAGGCGCCTTGAAGCGCATCGAGGCGCTGGGCGGCATTGAGCTGCTCGCCGGTGATGCGTTCACCCTGGGGAGTCTGGGCAACATGAGCCAGACCACGGCCGGCAGCCTCACCGAGGTGGTGGGGGAGCTGCGCCGGGCTGTCGCCGGCACGGGCCAGCACCTGGAGGCGCCGCAATCCTGGATGGGAAGTGAGAGCACCAATATTTTCCAGCTGCTGCTCGCGCTGATGAACCTGGTGGCGCAGTTGGCCACCACCACCGCCACCCACACCCACCCGAACGTGGGCGCACCGAACGAGGCGGGCGACCTGCAAGGGCATGCTCAAGCGGCCAGCAAACTGGCCAATACCTTGGATCCGATCATCGAATAGGAGAACGCCATGAATGATGTCGCCGCGACCGAGCGATCATCACTGCGACTACGTGAACAGCTGGGCATGCTGGCCCTGACGCCCAAGAAGCGCAGGGCCCTCAATATCGCGATCGGCAAAGCCGTCGTCGCCAGCAACCGCAAGACCATTCGCAAGAGTCAGGCCCCTGACGGTAAACCCTGGGAGAAGCGCAAGAGCAAACGCAAGGACAAGAAGCTGAGCGGCTTTGCCAAGCGCTTGCGCTCACGGCCAACCGCCGACACAGCCACTATCACCCTCGATCAACCGTTTGCCGCTCGCATTGCTAATCAACACCAGAAGGGGACCAGTTGGCGTATGACCAAGCGCAGCGGCCAACGCAAGAACGCCGCCCATGATGCACCGTGCTCGCGCTTCCAGGCGGTGAGCTTGCGGGAACTGGGCTACACCGTCAGGCGCAAGCAGGGCAAACGCACCCGCACCGTTAAACCGTCGCTCAAATGGATGCAGGAAAACCTGACCCAGGGCAAGGCCGGCATCATCATTCGCGCTATGGGGCATCGTTCCAGCAAGACGTCATGGACACAGAAGACCCCGCCGCGCCCGCTTATCTTTGATCCCAATGACCCCGAGCTTAAACGCATCTGCGCCGAAGCATTCCGGGCAGCAGGCTGGCAAGCGTAGCCACCCCCGCTTCACTTGAGATCCATCAATAACCGCCTGAGTGGCGGTTTTTCTTTGTCATTGAAAGCCAAAGTGCACAACCGCTGATTGCTACCGGCCGCGCCAGGCCCACGACAGCGTCTGACTCACGGAATCCGCACTCCTCCCCGCCCACCTTCGGGCTCTTTTTGAAAAAATTTTGAAATTATTTTTGTGTGCAAATCCTATCGCCAGCCCCCGCAGAACCTGGGCTGAAGGGGCAAAAACAGAATTTCACAGAATTTCAATTTTTGAAGAAAAAGGATCAA